CCGCCCGCCGATCTGGCCGACGCAAACCAAGCCGTGTTGCTTGGCTGGGCGGTGAGAAAGGCTTTGAAGTCCGATATTAACCTGCGCGACGCGGACCTGCGCGACGCGGACCTGCGCGACGCGGACCTGAGCGGCGCGGACCTGCGCGACGCGGACCTGAGCGGCGCGAACCTGAGCGGCGCGAACCTGGGCGGTGCGGACCTGGGCGGTGCGGACCTGGGCGATGCGGACCTGGGCGATGCGGACCTGACCGGCGCGTACCTGAGCGGCGCGTACCTGCGCGGCGCGAACCTGACCGGCGCGTACCTGAGCGGCGCGGACCTGCGCGACGCGGAAATCCCTTTGTTGCCAAATATCGACGCGGCGATCCTCGAAGCCGTTGAGAAAGACGGCAACAAACTTGATATGAGCAAATGGCACGTTTGCCGGACAACACATTGCCGCGCCGGCTGGGCAATCCACCTGTGCGGTGATGCGGGATACGCTCTGGAAAAAGCCGTTGGCAGTTCGGCCGCTGGCGCGATGATTTATGCCAAGTCGCGCCCGGATAAACCCATCCCGAATTTTAGCGCATCCAACGAACATGCGCTGGCCGACATGCGCGCCTGTGCTGCGGAGGCTGCGAAATGACCGACACCCTAATGGACCCCACCGACCCCCGCTACCTCGCCGCAGTCCGTACCGTTTACGACGCGGACGCCCCCCGGCGCGCTGCGGCGCGTGCTGCCCGTGAAGCCGCCCGCAAGGCCCGCACGCCGGCCCAGCGCAAGGCCGATTACGTTGACCGCCAGGTCGAACACGCCCTCGAAGAAGCCGACGAAGGCCCTACCAGTTATCCCGCGACGTACATGGAGCCAAGCGACTACACGGCTTACGGCGCGCGAGTGGCCGAGGATGCGTCGGTGCAGGCCCACGCTGATTGGGACGCGGCAGTGGCGCTCTGGAACGCGACACCCGGAACCGAGGACGGCGAAGCTCGTTACGAGGCCATGACGGCGGCATTTGGGAATGATGACACGCTTTGGCAGGAGATGGACGCGATGTTTACGGAATTGGGAGAAGTAAAATGACGCCCACCGATGCCACCGCCGCCCTTGTCTCAGCCGACGCCCAGCTCGCCGCGATGCGTTTGGTTCAAGTTCACATCGCAGACGAGGCCGGCGAGTACGAGAAACGCATGATCACCGAGATGCTGAACATATTCACCCGGCGCGTGGAGCGGTTGGAAAACATTTCTGCCGGGCGCGTTGATGCCGCGATTGAGCGGGCCGAACGGGCGCTGCGGGTTTGGCGTGAGGGGAGGGTGTAATGGAACATGAGCGCGAATGGTGGGCGGAGGAAGCGGACTTAATTGGTCGACTCAAAGCGAAATGCCGCGAATTTGGATCACAAAAGGCGTGGGCAGATATGCACGGTTTTAGTGCCGCATATGTGTCTGACATACTTAATCGTCGCCGCGCCATCGGTGAAAACATCGCGATGGCGCTTGGTTTTGAATGCAAACGGGTTTTTCGGGAGTTTGGACCATGACCCGCCGCCGCACGATCCTTGCCTACGCAGCCGACGTGTCTTGCGTGATCCTCGGCGCGCTGGCGATTGTTGCTGTTTTTGTGGCTTTTGGAGGTTAGTATGACGAAAGAATTGCCCGTGCCGAAATACAAAATTGGTGACAAAGTGTGGCTTGGCACGGCTCAATCCACCGAGGGAACGCACCCATGCCCTGATTGCTTTGGTTCTGGCAAATGGGCGGTGAAATCGCCCGCCGGCTTGGAAACGACCGTGCCATGCCCTCGGTGTAGCCATAACGGTTATTTCAACAGCGACGCGAAAGTCCCGTCGCTCGAATACCTGAAATACGTTGCTGTCACTCACGCGCTCACCATCGGGTCAATCACAGCCAAAACACATCCTTGGCACGACGATGACGGCGTTGAGTATATGTGCAACGAAACCGGCATTGGCAGCGGCTCTATCTATCGCGAGGGACGGCTTCACGCGACTGAAGCCGAGGCGTTTGAGTATGCCAATCGGGAGGTTGCAGAAGCCCAAGCGCGCGTCGATGAGAAGCCGGAATCACTTAAAAAATACCACTTCTCGTCGTTCACTTGCGACCTTACGGCTTATCATATGTCATGGGAATCGCTTTACCAGGCATGGGATTCGGCGCGGGATTATCGCGAAATCGTGGACCGGATTGCTGAAGGCGGCAACAAGATCACGCTTGACGATGTTGAGGACTTGCTTGCGTGCCGCGAGGATAAGCCGTGGCGCCGGAAGCACCCGCTAGCGGCTGTGCTTGAAGCAATCAAAGCGGGCGATATCGTTGCCGCCCGCGCTGCTTATGACGCTATCCCGAAACCCGCCATCGTTCCAGCGTCAGCCGAAGCGGAGGCATCGTGACAGATATCGAAACCCGCCGCGCCGAATTTTTCAGCGGCAACCTTCCAGACCGAAAAGCCGATGCTTTGCGCGCGTTGGACCGGCTGATCGGCGTGCGGTCATGCACAAGGCGGGAAAAAGTGCTGGCGCTGCGCGAGGTTTCGCGGGCCGCGAGCCAGATGGCCGGGAATTTGGAACGGTGGATAAATGAGGAGGGCTTGGGATGATTACCTACTACGACGACGTAATCCAGGGTGACGATGAATGGTTGCGCCTCCACATCGGCACGCTCACGGCGGGCAGCACAAAGCTGATCCTGACCCCGACGCTCAAAGTCGCCAGCAACGAAAAAGAACGCCAGCACTTCTACGAACTTTTGGCGCAGCGCATCAGCCAGCATATCGAACCCAGTTACATCGGCGATGATATGATCCGTGGCATGGACGATGAAATCCGCGCTCGTGACCTGTACTCGGAAAAATTCGCGCCAGTTAAACAAACCGGGTTTGTCACGAACGATAAGTGGGGATTTGTCATCGGATGCTCGCCGGACGGCTTGGTTGGCGATGACGGCATGATTGAGTGCAAATCACGCCGGCAAAAATATCAGATTGAGACGATCCTTAGCCGCAAAGCGCCGGACGAATTTATGCTGCAAATCCAGACATCGCTGCTGGTGACAGAACGCAAATGGTGCGACTTTATCAGCTACTCCGGTGGATTGCCGATGTATAAATTCCGCGTCTATCCGATGCATGATTACTTTGACGCCATTGTTGCGGCCGCGACTGCGCTGGAAGTCAAGCTGCAAGATAAGCTGCACGAATACCGGCTACTTTTGGAAACCGATAAGACGCTCATTCCGACCGAGCGGCACGTTGAGCAGGAGATGTTTTTATGAAAAGCATGTTGGATACGATTATTCCAAAATCAGACCAGTTGAACGCCGATGACCTGATTGGTGGACCGCGCACCATTACCGTAAGCGAGGTTCGCATTACCGGCGATGAGCAGCCGGTCTCGATCCACTTTGAGGGCGACAACGGCAAACCATACAAGCTCTGCAAGTCCATGAGGCGCGTCTTGGTTAATGTGTGGGGCCCAGATGCCAACGCATATATCGGCCGCTCCATGACGATCTACCGCGACGAGAAGGTGGTATTTGGCGGTGTTGCTGTTGGCGGTATTCGCATTAGCCATATGTCTGACATCACCAAAGACGTGACGATGGCCCTAACCGCGACCCGCGCTAATCGCAAGCCGTACACTGTCAAGCCTTTGGTTTTGCAGACTGATCCAGAAGTCGATAAGATCGCACGCGGCGTGGCGGCGATGGTGAAGAAGATTGAAGCCGTGGAAAACATGGATGCCCTCAAAGCCATTACCGGAGATGAGGAAGTGGTTCGGCGCCGTGCTTTCCTGACCAAGAATTATCCGAACCATGCCGCGACTGTTGACGCGGCTGTGGGTGCGGCGCTGGCACGGTTCGAATTGCTGCGGGATGAGGGGTTTCCGGTTGATGCCGGTGCGGACGCTTTCGCATGATCCACCCGAAATGGATCAAGTGGCCTTGGCTGTTCCCAGCCGTCGCCATGCTTGGCGAAGCGCCGGGAGACGAAGCATGACGACCCCAGCCACATGCTCCACCTGCCGCTTCGAGCATCAAGGCGCGTGTCGGCGGTTTCCGCCGATGTGGGGATTTTTCATGGTGCAAAACCAACCCGCGACATACGAGACAAATGCTTCGCAGCCGTGGATTGATCCCATTGGATGGTGCGGCGAGCATCGCGACAAAGAGATGGGGAAGGAGATAGGGAAATGAGCTCCGGATCGTTCGCAATAATGGTGCATAGTTTAGCTAACCCAGATGATGTTGAGGCATTCCTCAAGGACACGCTCGGCAAGCGCATTGAGGCGCTTGAGGCGGCGGTTAATTCCATGCTGATTGGCGTAAATCACATTGCGCTTTATCGAACCGAAAAATGGCCGGAGGTTGGGACTGATCACGAAAACGCCCTGCGAATCCTTGGTGCCACGCGAGATTACGATATGTGGTGCTGCTGGAACGAAGCGATGCTTGTGAGCGCCGCGCTAAGAGATGGTGAATGATATGAGCGAGACCGACGCCTTGCGCGCTGCCTACGAGGTTTTTGCCAATAGAAAAGAGCCGTTTGATCTTCTCGCGATTGATGACCTGATCGGGGATGCCATCAAGGCATATGAGGATGCCCTATGGGTAAAACCCCAGGACGCGCTGCCGACTAAGCCTGGAAAGAAAAGCTACGAGTATGTCGATTGCCTGATTGTCCATAAAGGCGAAATCAAGATGCGCCCGTGGAATTGCGAGCATCTGTGTTTTGACGACGAACACTATGACGATTTTTTCTGCGACGCGAGCGATGTTGAATTATGGCGTCCGCTTCCTTCAATCCCAGACACAAAGTCCACCCAATGAGCATCTATGAGGTTTGTTTCCGCAAATGCGATGGCAAAGGAACGATCACGCACACGAAGACGATAAACCGCATCGTCGCGATGAAAATCGCAAAAGACATCTTTGAGACCGATCCCGCCATTACGATGTGCTGGGTATTTTTTACATCTTCTGGCGCAGCGATTGGAAACGTTTATACTCGTGATCGTATGACGCAAGGAACATGATATGAGCGCCGAATCTGACGATCCCGAGATAACCAAAGGTCGGTACAAGACATGGGTCCAACCCCTAAGGCTTTTCAAACAGCGCTTTTTCCGCCATCCGACGCCGTAACAGCCCGGCGAGAATCTTGCCGGCCGCGTGATCCCAAAGCTCAAACTGTGCGGCCGCTGCTTCGTACTGCCCGGCATTCAGCAGTTGAAGCAGCGTCGAATTGTTGAACGCCCCGGCGCCGATATTGTAAATCAGCGAGGCGAGCGCAGCACTTTCGTTGGCGGTCAAAGGCACTTTCACGGCCAGCGCAATATCGGCGAATGCCGCCTGCATGTCGCGCATCAGCAAATCGACCGCTTGGCTTTGCGTGATCGGCGGCGTGCTGGCCGTCACAGGGGCGTCATTGCCGTCGCGCGTCGATCCGTAGCCGATTGTCCAGATGCCCACTGGATCGAGGTAGGGCGTGGCGGAAAAGCCCTCGAACGGCTCGTCAAGCGCGGCGGCGATTGCAACAGGGTTAGGCTGGGTTTCGGTCACAGGCTTGCCTCCAAAAATTCAGTTGATGCACAGTTCAAGCCTCCGTCCCCATCGAAAACTCGCGCAGCCGCAAAAACCCCCGGATCATCTCGCCCACGCTTTGCGGCGCGCGGAACAGCATCTCGCTGCTGACATGCAGCACCGGGCATTCCAGCCGCGCGGCCCATTGCAGCGTTTTCACGGTCTCCATCGCTATGTCTTTCATGGGCATTCGCGTCTCCACATGCAAATTCACCACGTCTCGGTGCATGACGATCACACGAGGTTCCCTGAACACGCTGGCGACGGATTGCGGGTGAAGATTTTCCCACGCGGCGGCGTGCTTAAACCCCCAGGCCGGATGGGCAGCATCGCGCTCGCGGATCAGGTCCATCGGCAGCGTGTGGGGGTGATAGGTGAAATGATAGTGCATCGCTTCGTCCTCAAAGCCGTCCGGCATCCCGCCGGGGTCGAGGTCCATGCGAACGCCGTTTTCGTGGATCATGCGGGCGGCCATCGTCTTGCCGCTGCACCACAGGCCGGTGAGGATGACGGTGGTCATTGCGAAGCCGACCGGAAGTGTGCAATATTTATGCGTTGCCGACTACCCAGACGCCAGCCGTGGAGGCGTAAAATACCACGGATCGCCATAGGCGCGGTGCAGTGGCGCTGCACAAACAGGAAACTTCGGGTGAGTCCTGATTGCAAATACCCGACCATCAACGCACGTCCCCCCGCGCAATCGCCGCCGCTCGCGCCACCGCGTGTTGTTCCTCGTCCGTCAAAGCCGGATGCCGTTCTACACGCGCCAAATCGTCAGCGAGCTGGGTATCCACACGCCTGATAAGCGCCTCGCACGTCACAAGCCGCACGGCGAGCCGAACTGCCTCTTGCAGCCATCCACGCAGCTTGCGGATTAGGTCACGCAGCACGTCGAGCCAGTCGCGCGGCGGGTGGTTATGGCCGGAACCGGGGATGCTATGCGACATAACGCGCAACCTCCCGAACGACTGCGGCGATCTTTTCTTCCGGAACGCCTGCCACAAAAGCGTTGACCGGGCGTCCGCCTTGCTGTTCAAGCCACGAAAGCCAAGCCCGCAGGCAGTCCTCGGCGGTGGTATTTTTTCCGGTCGTCACCACAAGGCCGGCAAAGAATGAGAGGTAATTTGTGTTGCGATCGCGCATCCTGGCCTTGAGGTTCAGGATGATGTTTTCGTCAAAATTCTGTTCGACGCGGATAAGGTTTTGCATCTGCGCGGCGGCTTCTGGCGTTTGCGCGTGGCTGTATGTGGGGCTGGGGGTGATGGTCATGGCCGCTCCTGAACAATGCTGGGTGGCACAGTCACAACATGCAATGGGTGCGACGGATTCCAGAAAGTCTTGTCAACCCAAAGCAATCCGCCAGCCATTGACGAGCATATCGTAATAATCGCGCCTGTCCGCACCCAAAAATTTGTGTTGTTTTCGGCCTTTATTTTTGCCGCCACGGCATTAGCGTCGCGAACCATTTTTTCGGTAATGACGGGTTTTAATTCTCTAGTTTGCGCGTCGAGAGCATCTTTAAACTCGCGCACCACGTCGTCTTTTACCCGGTGGATATCGGTGGTTAAGCCTGCAATGCGCGCGTCCATAGCGTCCATCCTGACATCAGAGGCATCGGCGCGAGCAAACAGCACGCCAAGCTGAAAATCATGGGAAGCATTTATTGGCGGATTTGCCTTTTCGTCTGGCATCGTACTTTACTCCAATCACGCCAGGCGCGACCACCTGCTTAAAAAACACCGATCAAAATCAAGACGATTAACAGCAAGATTAGCCCGCCGCCGCTGCCCAGATATATGCCCGGCACGCCGTAATACGCCCCACCACCGCCGAAAATTAGCAGCAACAAGAGCGGTAAAATTACCAGTCTCACGGCGCAATCGGGTCCGCTGGGAAAGCGATGGCCTCAAGGGCCTTGCGTGCCGTCGACACGGTCACGGCGTCTTCGTCGGTGAGCGGCTGCCCTTGCAGGGCCTTTTCGATGACCGGCACGGCGGCGGCGAGAACCGGGTAAAGTGTCTGCGCCACCTGTAAGAGCGCGAGGATTTCGGCGACTGCGGGCATGGCGTCAGGCTCCTTCGTGTGGCGTGATGAGGAAATTGTAAACCGATCCGGGCTTAAACGCGCCGAAAACAGCTTCATTGGAAACCGTTATTTCAAAAGTTCCATTTGGAGTGGCCGAAGAATAGTTGCTGTCTTCTGGATGGCCAGACCAAATTGCTCGCATGGTTACTACTTCCCAAGACGGAAAAAGCGTTACGGACTGGCATACCATTCTAGCGGTGATGTTCATATTCAGGCTCCTGGTTTGATGTTGTGATCGGTTTCGTATGTCGTGAGCGCCGTGAGAGCCGCGCTGGCAGCTTCCAGTTCGGCAGCGTTGGTCACGTCGCCGCCGGCGGCGGCGGCGGCTTCCAGCGGTGCCAGGGCAGCGTCCACCTGCACCTGATACCCCTTGGCTTGGGCGATGACTGCGGCGCTCGGGTTGGGCAGTTTTTCGTAGGCTATCAGACCGGCGAGCGCGGCGGCATCGGCGGATTCGATGGTGATGAGCGCGGATGGGCCGGGCGTGGCGCATCCGGCAAGCATGACAAGGGCGGCGAGAGGAATAAAGCGCTTCATGGGGTTGCCTTTGTGACGGGCGCGACGAGCGCGGCTTTGGTGACGACTTTGGCGTTGACTTGGTTCACGATGTCCTCGCTGGCGGCTTTCAGGTCCGTCTGAAGGGCCACGTTGGCGGGAAAAACCGCTTTAGCAAGGATAAAGACGATGCCACCGACGCCGGTCGCGATGTCGGTCTGATGCGAAATGACGCCCGCGATGATGGCAAAAATCCCGCCGAGCGAGGCCATGAGAGCGGTTTGGGTGTTGGGGTCTGACAACCACTTTTTCATGACATCTTCCCCTAAATATACGATTTGACGTGATTGAGGATCGCCGCGAAATCCGCCTCAATCTCAGGAGGTACGTTCGCCAAACCTTCTGCGATCATTTCGAAGAGATGCTGCTTTACCGCGAGAAGAACGGGGTGTTCTTCTTCGGGCTGCTCAAAGTGTTGTTCGTCCGGCTGCTCAATCGGATTGATTTCCTCAACGTGGTTGTCTTCTGTGTGTTCGCTCATAAAAATCTCCTGTTGGTTAACGATATTCAGTCCAGTATTCGAGTGTGCAGCTTGTCGCGACGGCGCTGTAGGTAGCACCGGGAGGCACGATGAATGAAAGCGTGCCTTGCTGTGCCGAAACTCCTGCTTGAAACACGCCGACATTCATCGTCCCGCCGCCACCGACATTGACGACGGTCGCGCCAAATCCGCCGCCGATCGCAGTTGAAGTTCCGGTGACAGTGACGAAAATGGGTTTTCCGGTGCTGTTGGTGTAGGTCGATCCAAACGCGCGAGAGCTAAGTTCGTTTTGGACCGTCGCGGGCGTGCCTGCGGTGCTAGCACCTCCTAAAAGTTGGCCGAATTGCGGCGCCTGGTTAGGGTTCACCGCCGCTCGGGTGATGTCTTGCCCCGAAGAAGAACATTGAAACCAATTTGATCCATCGGCAAAAAAGTCGCTGCACAATCCAAGTTGTTGATATTGCCCGGAATAAGGGAGCGACGGTTGCGTTCCGTCCGGCAGGGTAAGCGTTCCTGCGGCGGTGGTTATTGAGGCCGCGTTTGAACCCCCAACGCCGATCAGCCGAAACCTTGTGTTCTGGGTTGGCGTAGGTAGCGTAATCGTGAATGGGGACGTGGCTGAGCCGACTTCGTAGACCTCTATGCTGCCAGCGGACGGCACAGAAAGCGCGGTGTTGACGCTTAAAACGCCACCGTAAAGGTTCTGGCCGGCATATGTTCCTGCGGCAGCGCCACCGATTGCCGTAAGAACCGCCGATGGCGCTATCGTTTGGTAGCCGTTGCCACTGGCGTTTACCTGAACAAAATATAGCTCGTTGCTGCTGTTGGGGGTCGGCAATACGGGCGGCACAAAAATCTGATCAGCCGTCCAAAACGGGTTGGTTGGCGGATCGGTGTCCGTCGACGGCGAAAGTACAAATTTATACCCAACGCCGGGCGGTATCCAGATAGCGCACTCGCCCCTGGCGTTCAGGATGATAGGATTGGTGTTTGCGGTCACGCCGGTGTTATCGGTATATGTCGCGAGTTTTGTGGTCGTGCCGGCCGCGTAGGTGAACAATTTTCCACCCGACAAGAGATTGCCGGATGAATCGGTGAACTGCTGTACCGCGTATGGTGCGAGATATTCGGTGGTCATCAGGTCTCCGGGGCGCCGTCACGGCGTGCCAATATGAGGGATTTACTCGTATTCCATCTGTTTCGCAAAGCCAAACTTGTGAAGCTTCGGCAAAACCGCTTCTAGCTTTTTGCCGATGTCTGTCCGGAACATGCGATCTTTGAATTTGACTTGTTCCACGACACCATAAACCTTCTCACGGGCTTGGGTGACGGTTTTTCCAAGCCCGGTCGCGACGAGCACATATTCGCCGGTCGTTTGAGGGATTTTGGCGTCCGCGATCTTTCCCCCCTGCCAAACCGGGCCTTTGGCCAGCATCACCGATGCGGGATGGATACTGTCGGCAACTTTGTCTATCCCGCTGATCGGGTTTCCTTCTACGAGGTCGGGCGGGCTGGAATTGTACGGGTAGCGCGGTTGGGCCATCACGACGCCAATTGCAACGTCGTTTGACACTTTCAGCGTGTCCTTGCCGTCGAGCAAGTCGCGCATCCATTGCGCTGGATCGCCCTTGTGCGACGCTACTTGGATGTAAAAAGCGGGCCACCCCAGCCGGGCGGTCCACTCAAACGGCCAGACTTGCCCCTTTTTGTCTATGCCGGCACCTAGCGCAAAATCGCCGCGGTGCCCCAAAACCTTGAGAATGCTCTCCATCGGTTTTAGGCAGGTTTCCGCCATTTTGTCTGTCGATACATACTGACAAACGGTGCCTTGCTCTCCGGTGTTTGGGCCGATCTCGCCGTTCATGAGCTTTTTGTGTTCGAAGCAAATCTGCCATTTTCCAGGCAAAAACCCCTCTGGCCCGAACCAGCCTGAAACACCGACTTCGGCAAGCATGTCGATCTTTTCTTGTAACATGCAGGCGCCTTTTAGCTTCATGCCTTTGGCGATCTGACGCTGAATAAACCCGACCATTTGCGCAGGATCGCTGCCGACAAACGTCAAAGACTTGTCGTCTTCGCTTCCCATCGTCTTAAAAACATGCGCTTTGTCTGATTTGCGCTGAAACGCTTCGGCCTCGGCCAAACTGTTGAAGCATGTGTAAGGCGGGACTTCGATGCCCGCCGCCTGCATAGCTTCCATTCCTTTGGACCGCACAATTTCAAGTTCGGCGGATTTGACGGTGGGAGCGAAGATTTTGAACCCAAGATCGCGGAACCGGTCGAGTTCTTGCAGAAATGTGAAATTGCCCGTGCAGACAATCAGCCCGTCCCGCGCCCATCCCATGCTGGCGCGCCAATCGTCGATCATCTTGAACCCGCCGAATCCTTCCCCGTCGCGAATCGGCTTTTTCGGACTGTGACGATACCATCGCACGTCATGCCCGACTGCTTCGCACCTGAGCGCGAAGTCCAGCCCGAGGCATTCTTGGTCAATGAGAAGAATCCTCATTTAATACGTCCCTGATCAAGCACATCATCCTTCAAAATGTCTATGAGGCCAACCACGGTAAACATTGAATGCTGACCTTGTCGCCAAGCCGTAATGCTATGATCATTCGGCGCAAGGGCTACCAAGGCGAGCGCGGTAACCTCGCCTCGTTTAGCGCGTTCAAGCATTTCTTCCATCAGGTCAATGATTTCTTTAGATGCCTGTGGGGTGCGGTATTTTCCAAACGGCGTCAAAATTTCGGCAGATTTTTCTGGTGGGTTCATTCGATCCGACCGTAATCTGAAAATCCCATGAAAGATGCCATCATATGTTCGATCAGCATGGCTTGGCGATGCTCTTTGCGATACGGCGCGTCGGGGTGATCGCCTGGTTCGTCAAGGCCTTGGAAATTCATGTCGAAGTCGTCCACCTGTTGTTGGGAAATGCCGCGCATGACGCACAGCTTAACCTCGACCAGTTCGTGCAACGCCACGAGAAACTGAATGTCCGGATCAAGGTCGTCCATAACTTGGATTTTCACGCAGTCGCCGTCCTGAAACCAGTCGCCCCAAGTCGCGTATCTCATCTCGCTTTTTGGAACGGCTTCGATTATGATTTTCATATGATAGACCCGGGGTCCGGCGATTTTATCGCGTTCAAGTGCATGGTGGTGTCATTGGTTGCCGGGTTGATTCGCGCCATCCGTCACGCCTGTCCGCAGACCCCCGGCGACATATGGCGTGGCGCCATGCGCAAGGGACGCCAGATAATTGCGCGTCGCGGGTCCGCCAAACTTCGATAGCAGCGCCATGCCGCCAGACGTGTAAGGCACTGCCGCCGCCGCGGCGCCAACAGCAGTTCCTAGTGTCGCAAGCGGGTTCATCAGCGCGCCGGTCACGCCAGCGCCCGGCAAACCGGCCCACATAAGTCTTTCTGCTGTCCCGCTATCGGCGATGCTGTTCGGCAGAACTTCCTTTCCGGCCGCCGCCAAATCCTGCATTAAAGCGTCGCCTTCGCTGAACGCTCGCTTGTCCTTTGAAAAATCCCCTGCTTTGGCAGCGTTCAGCAGGTGCGCCGGCGTGAAAACACCGTTTTTTGCCGCATCTGACGAAGCCGCGCGCTGAATGCGCTTGAAGTTTGCATAGGCAGCATTTGCCTTTTGGATTTCGCCGGCATATTGCGGATTTACCCGGTCTCGCATCCTGATGACCGCTTGCTGCAATTCTTTTACGCCACCGCCGAGCTTTTGCGTGTCGTAATCGTCCGATCGCATCATGCCCTTTGCGAGCCTGCCTAAAGTGCTTTCGATTTCTTTGATGGTCTGGCCTGTTGTGACGCCGCCTGCCGCCCCGTTGGCTGCTGTAGCGCTTTGACCGGCAAGTGCCAAAGCATTACCCAGCGGTGAGGTTTGCAAAGGGGTAAACCTCGACAAAACCTCGTCCTGCAAAATCCGACCGAACTGCGAACGCTGTTGCATCGGCAAGTTTTTTGCCATCTGTGAAAGATTTTGGATTTCGCCCAAAAATGGCGCGTCGAGTTTGCCGATCATCCGACTGTTCAGCGCGTCGTAGGTCTCGCCGATCTTTTGGCGCGCGTAGGAAATCGCATCGTTCCCGGCTTTCACGCCTTTCGGCAGCACCTCGCCGATGGGCGCGAGCGCTCGATTGACCGCCGCGACGTTGAACGATTCCAAAGAGCGGTTTTGCGCGCCGCGGATCACGTTGCCAACTACGGGGAATTTAGCGGCGGCATCTTCGAACCGTTTCGGAATGCCCCCCAGCGCTTGGCCTGGGGTCATGGTCACGCCTTCCTTGCGGAGCATGTCGGACGCCGTCGAGCCGCTGTTTTGAATTGCGCGCCCGAACCCGTGCAAAATCGCGCCGCCAGCGCCGGAAGCGGCGGCGCCTTCGCCGATCTGCTTGAATTTATCCATCAGGTAGTTGCCGGTTTGCGGGTCGGTTGGCGCAGCCGCGCCGCTGACTGCGCCCTGCCCGGCCAATTTGGCGAGTTTTTCGGTCAATCCGACGCCCGCGCCGACGTCGCCTACGGGCACAAAGTTTACCGGACTTGCTATCTGACCCGCGACATTGGCAAAATCTGTCCCGCTTTTTCCTTCGACGGCGCGATCTGACGCCTCGCGGTCTTTGAACTTTTCAACCTCAGCATCCTCGCGCTGTTGAAGCCCCGAAAACGGCAGCATGTGCGCGATAAAATCGTCCAAGCCGGCGCCACCTTCATCAACGCCCAAACCGAACGACTCTAGTGCTTGACCGACTTTGCCACCGCCGAAAGGCCCGGAAAGCTGAGCGGATTGCTTTGGCGCGTCGGGATCGTTTGGCGCCGCGGAGAATTGAGTCCAAGGGCCGGCCGGAGGCGCGGAGGCTTGAAACTGCGTCCAAGGCCCGGAATCCGGCATCACACCTTGGACCACGAAGCGGGGTCGGACGGATCGCCGCCGTTGAATCGGTAGCCCTGCATGACTGTGCCTACGGCGGGCGGCGAGGCCACGCTTTGGGGCTGGGACGCGTTATCCGACGCGCTCACGGCGTTCAGTTCATCAACGGTCGTCGGAAGCAATTTGGCGTCGAACACGGATGCCGGTGCGTTTGTTGAACTGGTAAACTGCTGGCGAAGTCCGACAAGCTGACCGGCCATTAAACGCTTGATCTGGCCGATCGCGCCGGAAAGTTGCTGCGGCGAATTGACGCGGCTCAAAATGTCTTGCGCCTTTTCACGATCGGCCTGCGCGGTTGGACCGCCCACGATCGCCTTGGCGATCTCGTCGCCGACAAGCTGCTTGGTCACATCGAAGTTTGTCGGGACCGACGAACCGAACTGCTCCTCAAAAGTTTGGGACAGGGAATTCAGTTTTTGCGTGTCCCCATTGCCGAGAGCGGTCGCGGCGTCGCTTAGAACGTCCAAGTGCTGAATCCCCACGTTCAACGACCGCGTGGCGTTGCCTTGGACGCCGGTGTCAAAATTCTTGAGCGACTGCGCTACGGCGGGGTAATTTGCCGCGGAAAGGCTTGGATTTAGCTTTTGAGCTTGCGTCCATGCCTGCGCGATCATCGGATATCGGCCCAAAGCCTGATCGGAAGGCGGCGGAGTCTGGTAATTCGCCATGCTTTGAGCAAGCGACATGACCTCGGGGTCTGGCTTTGCGTCCGGCGAAGCGGCTGCGGACTGCGCTGCCCCCACCGCGTTCATGAACGCCTCGTTTTGCCTCCGACCGATGCCTCCACCGCCAAAATTCGGGGCTTTGCCGGTCGTGAGGTATTGTTGGACCATCGCTTGGGTTGCTGGCAGGCTATACCCTGGAACTGGTTTGATGGATGGAGCGGTTTGCGGCGGCTGGGCCGTACCAGCGCTCGCGCCGCCAGCGGACGCCGGAATCGGCCCAAGCAAGCTATTAATGTCGTCTTGGTCTTGCTGCGTAACAGGCGGGTTTAGATTAGCGCCGGACGTGCCTGGCGAGGGATTTAGTGTAGCCCCCCCCGGCGCGTTTAGGCCATCGTTTGCCGCCGTAATGCCGATTTTGGCGTTGTCAATCGCCAAAAGCTGGTCGTCGTAATCCGATTTCTGTTGCAGAGCGCTCTGTTGTTCCTGCTGTTTCTGATAATCGGAATAGCTTTCGAGCGCGCCGCCGATGCGATTGGGGTCGAAATTTTGCGGCATTTGGTCGGATTGATCCGACGAAAATACGCCCGAAGATTTCGCTGCGGAAAGCGACGCCGAATAAACCTGTTGAGCGACCTGCATTGCGGCGGTCTGCGGCATGGTCTTGAGCGCGTTTTGATAGGCTTCCATGGCAGGAGTAAGCACGTTGCTCGCCAGATACGACTGCTGATCCGAAGCCACGCCGACCTGCGCGTCCTTGGTTTTAAGCTGCTGTTGCTGCAACGCGATCCCCGTAGCGGGGTCGATACCCATCACCTGCGCGAGCGCGTTCTGGGTCAGCATGCCATTCTGTACGTTGGCGGGATTTTGATACAGCTTAGCGAGCGCGTTTTGGGCTTGCGCGTCCTGCTGCTGCTTTTGTAGGGCGAGCGCATTGCTTTGAATCTGCTGAATGGTCTGCGCGTCGATCGCCGGCGGCGGCAACTGACCGCTTTTGCCGATGATATTGGCGTAGGTAGAAAACATCAGTAGAGCCCCGGCGTAGTGTTCTGCGTGAACTGGCCCGCAGTCACAGGGCCTTGGTTGACCGCGAACACACTGCCAAGCGCGTTGCCGAGGCCTTGATATTGCGACGGCGTAATGCCCGCGATGTTCCCGATCGCGCCGCTTATGCCGCTGTTCATGGCGTTGTTGCCGGTCACGGTGGCGGCGGACTGCGACGCGCCGATGCCGAGCAGATTGTTCGAGATGTTCTGCCCGTATTGCGCTTGTAGTTGCGCGATGCCCTGATCGGCGGACATTCCCATATTGGCGTTGCTCATCAGGTTCGAAATGTACTGCTGATAATCCTGGTCAGCTAAGCCGCTCGCATTGTTCTGCAACGCCATAAGGGTGTTGCCGCCGGCCAAACCCCCGCGCGCCGCCGCGCTATTGTTGATCGCACCTTGCTGCTGCTGCAAATTATACTGATACCCCGGCGACGCCTGAAAACCCGCTTGAAACGCTGACGGGTTGGTCATCATTTGCTTAAGCAGGCTGTTCGCCTCGGTGCCGGTGCTGGCGTAAGGCGAAAGATAGCCCTCCGCCGCCCCGTAATTTGTTCCGAGCGAATTATTCGCCGCGTTGATCGCGGCCTGCTGTTGCGCGGACGCCTTGTTCGCGGCTCCCCCAGCGCTGATTCCGGAATAGATGTCCATGCCCGCGCTTGCGACGGCCGCGGCGGCTCCTACAGCGGCGAAAGGCATTGGCCAAACTCCTTTTCTGTCCTGATGCAAACAATGAGCGTCATGCGGTCCTGACCCGAGTCGTTTGTAACCCAATGCGGCTTACGGTTGTCGAAAAGATGCACCGCGCCGGGTTCAGGGCATAAACTATCCTGTTTGCCATCCGCTTCGCAATGGAACACTGCGCCCGGCGCAGAACGCAACGCCACGTAGAATTTCTGGAAATAATCGACATGCCATCCCCGGTCGACGTGGCGCGCGATGCTATGGCTGTGGGGGATGCGGGTTATCAGCACGCCGCCCAGCATTTCGCCCTCAACGAGCGCCATCAACCCTAGGCAGACCCGGCGGACCGCCGGCAGCGCATACCATGCCGGATAATTGGTCGGCACATGCTCATCGTTAAAACCGGGCTTGGTGAGACGGTCGGGGTGATTGTAACGCACCCATATATCGGTCATGCCGGAATGAGGCGTCCCCGGCGCGGTGCGGCGTTCGGGTCGCTGGTCCCATAAATCGGGCCGTGCGTCGATCTGGTGCAGAATCAAAGTCGGATCAACATGCGTAATGGGTATAAAATTCACATCGCCCTCAAAATGTTGGCCACGTCGGCGCCGAGAATGTCGTCCGGATTGGCGGCGATGGCCTTGTCCCTAATCTGATCCACGTCCACAGTTATGTTGAACCGGCACATCGCCGCCACCTTCTCACGATCAACCTCGCAGCCAAGCATCAACCATTGCAGCGCGTCGCAAACCACATTCGGATCGCGCAATTCTTCAAATCCAACCGCCATGACGAGGGGGTGTCTCAGAGCGGCCTGAATGCGGCTGTGCAAGAGGCGGCAGTAATTCCCGGCATAGACACCCATCGCCTCAAGGGACGCCTCCACGGCCTCTCTGTCTCGCAAGATGACCAAGGTGTTTGGCGAGTGAAGGCGTAAAATTTCAGGCAGGTGAAAACCGAGCGAAGAATCGGAAATTCCGGTATAAGTGTATCCTCGCATTTCCCATAAACTCAACGCCTCATGCCAATGTTTGAGGTTCTGGATCGGCTCGTGATGGCATATTGCGTGCTGATTGAGATTGCATACCGCCGAAAGCCAAGCGGTGCGGCTTCGCGGCAGGCCAGTGATCAAAAACGGCTGTGTCATTTGCAGGTTATATCGCCTTGGAGGGGCATTTTAGGGGGCTTCCTTGCTCATGCTATTTGCGTCGCGCTGATACTTGGAAAGTAAGGCGTTCCGAAAGTTGATGTTGCAACGTCAAAATATGAAGTTCCACTGATTGTGTGTGACGCGCCGTCACCTGGGACTGTCACAAAACCGACAACCGACGAGGATTTGTTTGTTCCATCAGAGGTATAATAACCGATTGATGTATAGCCAGAAGAATCGAGCACAATTTGAGCGTTTGCCTCGCCAGAAATTCCCCCGCTACACATACAGAAAAATGAAACTGCAAATATACGCACCACGGTTGATCCTGGAATGGTCAAAACACACCCAGTTATTGTTTCGTTTGTGCTTGAGGGAATTGATTGAACCGACGTCGCTTTGGAATAGTAATTTGTTCCAAGCCCCCCGCCCCCAGATGATGAGATTGTCAGATTACTGGCTGCTGTGCCGGTGCCGGGCGTCAGGGCGATGTTTGTGCCGGCGGCGAGAGTTGGGTAGAGGGTGCCCGCGTATTCGACCCCAAGGGTGCCGGAGGCAGAACCCCCAGAGGAACTGATAGTTAGATCGGGTGTTGCGCCCCCGAAGGTTATATTCGCGCCTGCGTGCAGAGTGGGAAACAATGTTCCTGCGACCTCCACGCCAATAGACGAACTTATGGTTAAGTCCGGCGACGTGCCGCCAAGCGTGATGTTGGGTCCGGCGGCAAGGGTTGAAAATAGAGTTCCGGCAACCTCTACGCCGATAGACGAACTTATCGTCACAATTTCATTAGACACAGATAAATTTATGTACTGGCCCGGCTCCCAAGAGTTCACAGTTCCGACGAAAAGTCCCGCCGAGTTTTGAATCGTTTGCGCTTGCACGTCTGACCAAGATGGAGAGAGTCCTTCGACGTTGAGCCAATGGTTTAGAACTTGGGCCGCAGTCAGCGCGTAATTATACATCGCGGCGCACTGGTATTGTCCAGGCGCAAAGTCATGTCCGGGATTGCCGGCGTTTTGTCCGAATTGGATCGGATTGCCGCCAGGAACGTAAGCACCGCTGGGGACGAGAGTTCCGCAGATGACGCCGTTTTGATAAACCGCCATTGTCGTGCCATCGTAAGTCATAACGATGTGGTTTAGGCTTCCAGTCGTGAATGGATTTGTGAAATTTATTGAGTAATGTTGAGTTCCAAATGCGATGAAACCCCCAAAAATGTCGCTGCTTTGGCCAAGGCCAAGACAAAACCCTGTGTTACTAACGTCAGTACGAGCATTGTTAAAAACGCGACCGGTCGGACTAATAGCCGATGGCTCGAAAACAATTTCAACGGAAAAAGCCCCGCCAACGCCCATTGGAGGTTCATCAAACGGCAGAGTTGCGTATCCTGAATTTTCGATATTGGCTGAATATTCTTGGCCGAAAACTAAACCGGGCGCTTCCAACGCAAATGGCGCGGTGTATGTGCCGTTCATCGGCGAAGTGCCGGTGTCAACGAGGGTCGTGCCGCTTGTTTCATTAAAAATGTATTGATGGATTGCGCCGTCTTGATTCTGAACCAAAGGAAGGTTGCCAGAAAATCCATTCGACACATAAACCCTGTCAATCACCTGACCGGCTTCATCATCTCGCACATAAACAGTGCCCGGCGGCTCGTAAATCGCAGGAACACCCGGGCCTTGGAAAATAAGATTGTACGTCGCTGTCCAGTACGCTCCCATGCCGGAGTCGTTTTTCACTACTTCGCAATACGCGCCTTGGCCCATGAGAATCGTGACATAACCGCCCTGCACGCCATTTAGAAATCCGTTGCCATCGGCGAAGACTTTCACGTTGATGGCGCCCGCGGCGATAAACACCTTGACGCCGGGCTGCATGTTTCCTGGCAGAACGCATGTCGTGCCTGGCGTAGCCATCAGAATGGCGAGTCCGGTATCGGCAAGCGTGACTTGGTAATTCCCGTATTTGATCTCAATGTTGTCAAGCAGCGGCTCGAAAAGCGCTTCCGCCTCGGCCAGCGTCAGCGCACCGATATCCGCCAAGACCTGCGCCGGCGTCTGGACCTCATACGCGTTGCCTGCGGCATTGATGCGGATAAAATCCAGCGCTGTTCCTGGTGTTGGCGCCGGTACACTGCCGCCAGCATCTTTGCTCGTCCCAAGCGTCAGAAAGTACCGCAGCCACTCCCTTGACACGGTATTCTGCCCCTGGTTGATAACCGGCGACCTGGTCGGCGGATAGTTTGACCCCGCTCCGCTCATTCGAGTTCCGCGCCGATCAAAGACACCGCAAAAGGATCGGAAGACGAAATCTCAAAAACCCGGTCGAGACCGTGGTTACGCCGCGTGCTGCCCAGCTGGTTCCACTTCACCCGCTTTGCGTTGGCCCCAAGCTGACCAGCGTCGCGCTGGACGTACGGCGTCCATTTATAGCCGCCATCGTCCGACCAGCGCAGCGACACCTGCGGCGCCTGTGGCTCGCTGCCAGATGGCGTGCCGATCCCTGTAAGCATGTCGAGGCGCAAAGACGAAAACTTCACTGGCTGTTCGGAAGGCTTAGCGAGCGCCCGCCACGACCGCAGCCATCGCCGTTGTGAGCCGTTGTCGGTCAGCGTAGCAGGGTTCATTGCGTAGACATTCGCGTTCCGATAATCGCCTACGAGTTGCAACCCCGCAAACGATGCGAAGCAGTTGCCCCAATGCCTATTATCTTGGCCGTTCTCGAACGCTGAACGCTGGTGCCAACACGGCTGTCCGAGTTGCGCGGATGCCGTGGCATCGTATACCCACGTCGCGTTGGCCGTCGGGAACGTGAGGACGTAAAAAAGATGCCCCTCTTGCTGATAGCACCATCCGAGCGCGTCGCTCATCGTCGGATAGGTGCGCCAAAGCGCTTCAAGAGGATGTGTGGAAATCCTAGTTGGATCGTAACCTGTCGCCATCAACGCGATGCCAGAGCCTTGCGGATTATTCGACAGCCAGAACAAAGCCTGACCGCCCTTGACTAGCGAGAAGGGTGCGACGATGCCGCTTTCGATGAACGTTCCTGATAACCGAGAGAACGAAAAGCCAGAATTGCCTGCATCATACCAGACTTCGGTGTCGAACTGCTTGAGAAGCCAGATTTCCTGATGAACCGATATGATCGCCAGGACATTGTCTGGAAACGCATCTGCCGCCGAAAAATTCAGCGGCGCCCAGGTCGAAAGATCGCCTGGATTGCTCTGATACCAAAGATTCGACCCATTTACGTTCACAAGGCCGAACGTGTCCTGGTATGTCGCGGACACCGGCGGACCGTAAGGTGCCGCATTGCTGAAGGGCAGGTTGAGTTGCCCGAACCCCGAAAGAACCAGGTTGTTGAAAAGAACCAGCCATCCCGCGACGCCGTCGAACACCACCACCTGGCCCGTCGAGCCGATCACGTTGCCGATGATGCTGACAGGCCCGCTCGTGCTGGTCGTCATCGTGCCGCATCCGGTCACCGCGCCTGCCGAATTGACGTAGTAAACCGACGCGCCCGAGACGATAATAAGAATCGTCGCAAGCACGAACATCCCGCGGATCGGGCCGGTGCCGATGGTCAAATACGGGTCGAGACCGGGCGCTAGTCGGAACGCGCCGATGTCTTTGCCTGCGCCCTCGACCTCCACGATTTCGGGGTAAAGGTTGAGCAGGCGATTCGCGGCGATGTTGGTGTATTTCGCCGAATAACTCGGCCCAAAGAACGGCGTGCGCATCAGCGCCCCCGATAGATATTATAGCTCGACTGTGCCCGCGCGACGATCGCCGCATCAAAAATGGCGGTCAGGGGTTTGGTGTTGGTGATCTTGATCGCGCGTTTTGCGTCGATCGCCTGCTGTTGCAGCGCCGAACTCGGCTCCCACCCCTCGCCCTTATATTCCGGCCCGAGCATGATCGCGAGACATGTCTGCATCGCCTGCTTGTAGCCTGGCGGAAACGTGAGGATCGTCTGTAGGTTCGCAAAGTCCGAAAGCTGCAAGAAGCTATCGAACGAAAGCGTATATCCGATGCTCGGGATCGGGAATACATTCAAAATCCCGAGCGGATATTGCGGGTCATAGAAAATCGTGTCGGGCAGATTGGAATTGGAAAGCCGATATCCGATCTGGTTCCACACGTCTTGCGTCACGACCTCGACGTAATAAATGTCCCCTTGCTGGTCCGTAATATAAGCAGCGCCAGGCCCTTTTCGGATGTCGAGAGGCCGCACGCTGAGACCGCTGCCGCCAGTCCCAAGGGTGTATTGCTGCACGCCCGGTTGCAGAGTGAGGTTCTGCTCAAGATTGGCATAGCAGAAAAGCTGCTCGTTGCTCCACATGTCCAACATATCGTTGAGGACCGACAGGCCGCGCTCGGCGTCCGCATCCGTCATCGTCTCGCCGGCCGCGTAAATGCCTAGCCTTTGGAATGCGTCCTGGATAATGTTTCCGGCTGTTGCCACACTTAGGCGGCCTGCTGCGCTGCTTTGAGGCGGGCGCGGCGCTCGCGCATCCGTGCGGCATCTGCGGCGCGGCGCGCGGCGCGCAGGTCGTCGGTAGGAGCGGCGGCTGGCGGAGCCACCTCAGCCGCCGCTACTACCACCTCGGCAGACGTGTCCCGCGCCAGCCAAGCCTTGTGTTCGGACTCATCGCGAACCATCACATCGGGCGTAACCCACATCGGGTATTCCTGATGCACATACGGCGCATCAGGTTTGCCGACGCCATACGTAACCTCGTAATTGCGCGGGTCGGGCCGGTCGCACAGCACATAGCCTTGCGCCTCGTATTGCGCGATCTGATCGTCGGAATACACTTGCATCGGCCCAAGATACACGCCGCGCGAGTTGCGCGAATCCTTCCGATCGACAAAAGCCGGCCGCACGTTCGGGTGCTGCATCCATACCGGGAACGGCATTTTAGGACTTGAACAGGCCGAGGGTTTTCAACGTCGCGATGATATCGCCAAAGGTGTACTGCGTGGTCCCGATGCCGCCAGTGGTCGCACTTGTAGCATAGAGCGCGGTCGTCGAGCCGGCGGTTTGCAGCGTGGCGTAGCCGGCCGGCGTGATCGGCGCCACGGGCGTCGCGCCGAAAAACGCAATTTTGTCGGGAATGCCCATTCCCGGCGTCGTGCCGAAACCAAGGATCGTGCCTTGGTCGTCGCCGCGCGAGAGTTGCAGAGGAATGTTGGACGGGCTTTGAACGGTCTGTGCGACGGGCATTGGTGTTCTCCTTAATTCACTTCGGTGTCGGCCAGCGCGAGCACGACATGCGGGTTGCAGAAATGCTTCTCACGGCCCAGCGCGATCTGAGCGTTGATCGTCATCAAAAATTTCTCCGCCGATTCCTTCGACCATTTCGGGCCGATCCGCACAAGGTCCATCTCGCCCGTATGGCGGCGGACCTCGCACTGAACTTGGTATAGCGGATCAGAAAACATCAGTTGGTCAACCGCACCGCGAGTTCCGGGTAGTAAGTCGCGGTTCCCCACAGAATGTCCATACGGCAAGGGAAATTGGTGCTGTTGATGTCGTAAGCCCGCACCACGGTCATCGAAAGGTTTTTGACCATTTCGCGCGCGGCGAAATCTACACCCGAGGGCAATTCCATTGGCACGACGACCAAGCCAAACGCGTCCTTCACGAAACCGAGATTCTCTTGATAGCTCGTCGAAGCCGCGCCGCTGATTACCGTGATGGCTGCGTTGTTCGCAGGCGATGCCGAAACCGTCTGGTAAGGCCCGGTGGTAGTGATCGCCGGGTAGATCGAGATTGTCGCGGCGCCGGCGGTGCTGTTCGCCGTCGCGGTGACCACAAAGTTTTGCAGGAAAGATTTCGCCACGCGGCTTTGCGGGTTAATCGCGTAAACGCCGGCAATGGTGAACACGTCGCCGACATTCAGCAGTCCGGTTATGCTGCCCGTCCAGCCCGAGGTAACAAGCGATGAGCCGGTTTGACCAGCGCCGTTGACCACAGGCGTGCCTGCATAGGCGCCCACCGTCCGCGTCGGCGCGTTCTGGTCCATGTAGATTTCGAAATTGGCGATATTCGCCAGAAAACCCTTCAACGCGGGTTCGGCGACAGATTTCACATAAAGCCCGATGAACGCCGCATCCAGAGACCAGTAAGCCGCTTCGTTCAGCACCAACACTCGGCCATCCTGCGGGACCGCGCCGGCATCCATGCGCTGACCGACCGCCGCAATGGCGCTATAGGCCGCGGGAACTGTTCCTGGCGTACCGACAAGGTTCTGAATGGCGCTGTAATTCGCCATCACGCCGGCGTCGATCGCGTTGGCGAGCGTCTCGGCCGCGGGCTTGAGATAGCGCTCTGAGAACTCCTCAATGGTGAGCGTGAGGTCTTGCTGCGTGAACTGAAAGTCCACGTGCGTCTGGTTGCTGATCGTGATGCTGGTCGATGGCTCCTGGATGTCCTGCAGCGACAAAGCCGGGCCGTTGACCGCCACGAACTTGTTCGGCTTGCGGATCGTCAGGGTGCTGCCGATCTTGGTAAATTGGTTCTCGAACTTCCGGTTGACCTTGCCGGCCATCACCAAGTTGTTCTGTAGGATCACCAACGTCTCCTTGGTGATCAGGCTGGGCGTCAGAAGGGCGTTATTCGCCATCGAGGTTCTCCATCAGTGGGACGCGGCGACGTCGCGTCGCTGCGGTAGGCTTAATTTCTGGCGGCTCGCCTTTCGGCCATCCGCGCTGCGTAATATTCATCCCCCGACATCTGATCGGGGCTTTTGGAAACGCCTGACCTGCTGCCGACCGGCGAGATGGGCGCGGGCGCGCGGGAAGCATTACTACGTTGCGGCGTTGTCACGCTAGCAGAAAGTTTTCCCATCTCGAACACCTGGTCCGGCGGGGACATCGCGGCGATTTTGGCCGCAAGCTGGGGGTTTTTCGCGAGATGATACGCCACCGCTGGGCCGTTTTCCATTTTTTGGATGGTGAGCGCGGAAATGGCGCTGATTTGGAGGTCTGGATTTTGCATCACAAGCGTCTCAAAGTCCGGCACTTCTGTCTTAAACGCTGCCACGCGCTCTTGAAACGCGCTCTGAGCTTCGCGCTGGCTGCGCTCGTTCGATTCGCGCTGCGCCGCCTGCTGCGCCTCGGTAAGCCCCTGTTTCTTGCCTTGGTTCTGCGCCCATTCGACCAGCGCCGCGTCGTATGCGTCCGGATCATCGAACTTGTCACGCGTCGGTTTCGGCGCACCCAGCTTGCGCGCTTCGGCTTCCGCCGCCTCTTTGGCCCTCGCGTCCTCAATGGCTTTCAGAGCGGCCTCGGCGCGGCTTGCGCGCTCCATCGCCTCCTTCTGCGCGGTCGTAAGCTCACGAAACCGCTCTTGTAGCGCACTTTTGCGCAGTTTGTTCGGGTCGATCTCGCCGGGCTCGGCGATGATGTCGTCGACTTTTGGTTCCGCAGGTTGCGTGTCCTTCGCAGGATTCGCATCTTCTTTGGTCTCCGCCGCGGCCTTCTCAGGCTTCGGACTTGTCGCAACGTCTAGCTGTGATTGCGTGGGGTAATCGCTGGTCGCCGATAGCGCCGGCCCGCTGCTGTTCACAACGTCCGCATTCAAGGCCGCAATTTCATTCATGGTGCTGCTCCACGGATTGACCCGGCGTGCGTTCCGGTGACGGGGCGGTTAACGCGTCGCCCGCGCGAAGGGAATTCATTTGATCTCTTTTTTCATGATTTTGGCGGTTTTCGCCTTGTCTCGCTTGGTCAGAAGCCCGGCTTTCGGCTTCGCGGTGCCTGTCTCCATCGCCTTTCCACCAACGAAATTGACGCGGGCTTTCTCGGGTTTAGACGGTTTGGCGGGCATTGGAACGTCCTTTTGAAGCTGTTGGCTGAACCGCGGCGAACAACGAGGCCGGGTCCATGTCGATCTGGTTCTGAGCGGTCGCGTCGTCCGATTGTTGCTGTTGTGACATAAGACCCGTGATCTGGTCCAGTCCGTCCTGATACTGGCCGAGGGCCTGGCCAAACTGTACGACTTCGCCGGCCAGCTCCTTTAGCGACGCGGCGATGTCCTTGTTCGCGCTGGCTTCGGCTTTCTGCACGACCGCCAGCAGCTTGGCCTCGAAGTCCTTGTTGACCTTGTCCTGCGCGATCCGCCGGTCGGCGTCCTTGCTCTTAATCGCCAGCATCATCTGGTTGCGTTCGAGCGTAAGCTGCTGGATGTTCTTTTGCATCGCCTGCAACATCGCTTGAACCTGGGGCGGCACATCGGCCATGTCCGGCGCGAGCAGTTGAGGCGGAATCATCTTCACGAGCCGACGCGCGAATTCGTCGGAGCCGTCCCAATCCATGTTCTTGGCGATCAAATCGGGAACCGCCGCGGCAACGTTCGGCATCGCCTGCACAAACTGCATCATGCTCTCGGCCGCCTCAATGCGGCGCGTTGCGTAGGACGGGCCTACCGTCACAGTGACGCCGTAACGCCCAATCGTGGGGTTGATGATGTCAACCTGCTTGTTCGGCTCAGTGGGGTGCTGGCCTTTCTGGATCGGTTTCGGCGCTGCCGGGTCGAGCATGGCCACCTGCTCTTTATCGTCTTCCTGCAGCAAGATGATCTGCCGCTTGGTGTCGTAAATCTTTGGAATGAGGTCGATCAGTATGCGGCCCATGTGCATCAGCGAGCGCGACATGTTGTCTGCGTAGTGAAAAGACCCCAAATCGCCCGAGCGTCGCGCCTCGCGAATGGCGCGGCCGGAAGCGTCTTGGCGGTCGTCGTTCTGATTATTGTCGAACTGCACGCCGGTCGTGGCCATCATATCCATGGCGCTGCCTTGGATCGCTGATTCAAGGTTGGCGTCTATACCCTGCGGTTGAATCATTGTCGGCGGCGATATCAATGTGCCAGACAGCCCGACTGCTTTGTAGGTCAACGTCGGCGATGTATTGTTGTGAGCGTTTCGCCATTCGTCGTCGTGGCCGTCGATCTGGCCTTCCTCAAGCAGCCACTTCGCCTTGGGCGCCAGCGCCACCTTTTCGGTTTGTAGGGTGCGCCAGTAGTTGACCATGCGCTGCGCGTCTTTGGCGTGCCGGATCACGCCGGAATACGTCACCTTGCCCTCAACGTCGACCTCGTCGCCGATCATCTTGACGATGGGAATCCAGACGCCAGGCCATTCGCGGCTGTCCAGAACATCAAGCGCGGTCAGCTTGTACCACATGATCTTGCGGCAATCGGACTCGCGGCTGGCGGTGATCTTGATCGTGCCGCGGCGTATTTTCTCAAGAACAAGATCGTCAAGCTCATCTTCCCAGCCGACGTGATCGTTCGATAGCTGAACCAGCGTACGCTTATGGACTTTGACCTCGAAATACTCTGCGACGCGGATATTGTCCTTGTCCACCCAGCCGGCCACCTTGTTACCGACCCCACCCATCGACCACGGCATCGGATCGGCGTCGGGGTACATGTCCTCGAACTCGTCGCGCGGGATCATCTCGGTAACAAAGGCAAACCGGCAGTCTGCGCCGTCCGGCTCTTGGTGGTCAGGGTCCAGATACACCGTAAACGGGTTGCGGATGCGCTTGATGTGGATCACCTGATCCATTGAAGCGGGTGTCTCGTATTCGGTGATAACCCGGCAAAACCCGTAACCATTAGAGACGGCGTTGTCCGCCATCGTGTCATAAGCGATGTCGGCCGCGCTGTCGCGCTCTATGGCTCGGATCAGCCCGCCCAAGTGCCGAGCCACCTTCTGGTCGGCGCCGTCGCCAACTGGATTGATTTTGATCTGCGGGCGGTTCTGCCGCAAGTCATTCGTGACTTGGTGAACAATGGTCAGCATCTTGTTGATGGTCAGACACGGCCGCTGATCGGCGCCGCGCTGCTTTTGCACATCGGCCGGCCATTGATCGCCCTGCTTGAACTTCAGGTCGTCGAGTGCCGCCTTGTTGTTCTCTGACCAACCATCGGACGCGCGCGTGAAACGTTTTCGGGCCTTGGCTAGGAGCTTCTCGGTGGCGGTCTTCGACATTTTAATGTCTTTTCCGCCTTTGCCGCCGCCATTGGCGTCCGGACCTAGCTTGTTCATCCCCGCGTCGATGGACGGCAATCCGATCTTGCCGCTGTCTTGACCCGTCAGAGGATTATTCGCCATCGCCATGGGTTTACGCCGCCATCATGCACTTTGCGGTCGCGCCGGCGCCCGTGATCGCGGTCACGTAAGCGCTGAAATACTTCCAGAATCCGGTATTGATAGCGCTGCCCTGTTGCGGCGTCGCGCCGGACGCGATTGTAATCGGTGAACCGTAAGCAATCCAGTTCACCCCATCATTGCTGACAATCGGCTGCACCGTGGCGCTGACGTTGCCGCTCGTGCCGACCACAACGACATGAAAGCTCTGATTGTTCGACGCCTGCACCGTCTCACCGCCACCGCCGTCAACACGAACGCCGATTGACCCGATGGGGACATTGGAAATCGGCTGATACGGCACGCCGTTGGCATCCACCTGAGTTGTGCCTGGCGCGGACTGCGCTGCGGTGACTCCGCTGAAAAGGGTGTAAACGCCCATATTAACCTGCCATCCATGCTGTTGAGGCGCTGCCGGCCGTTTGAAGCGAACGCCGCGCGGTCGTCGTGTTCCGCTGCGTCGCGATCTTGTGACCGACCGACAAATATCTGAAAGAATCGGCGCCGTTGGACGCCCAATCGTGGAACGGCGAATTGGAAAAGACCTTGCGTTTATTATCCCAAGTTTTGCGATAGTTGGTCAGGGAGTTGCGGCCTTGCTCGGTCTTTTTTCGGTCGAACCAGCATCGAGCGATAAACGAGCGCGCTGCGTCAATGCCGTCTTGCAACCCTACATCTGGAACGATCTCGAATTTGATGCCGAGCCTGGCCGCCGTCTCGAACCGCGTCCGGGCTTCGTTGCCCCATTCGCGCACCATGATGTCATGCGGGGCGTGGTGTTTGGTATATACGTACCCGCGCTCTTGCAGGACCTTGGCGTAGTGCTGCACGCCCTCGCCGCTGTTTTCGTAATAATCAATCACATGGACCTCGCGCCCCACCGATTGCGTGAACCATATGGCGTTGGCATCGCCAACGCCCAAATCCCACCACGTCTCGACGCCGATCTCGGATTGGTACGGCACATTACCAATACGGCCGGCGGCTTCTGCGGCTTGCATTTCCCGTCCCCAATACGCGCCGACAACGCTGCCCTCGAAGCTGCATTCAAACTCGGACGCGTATTGCTCCTCGCTCATATCGGCCCTGAGAGACGCAAGCTCGGCGGCCGGCAGGATGCCGCTCTCGGACGCCCGCAAGATCATGTGACCCCATTCAGGGCTTGTCTGAGCGCGCTCCATGACGTCCGCAAAGTGGTTGCGGCCTTTGCTTGTTCCGAATAAAGCAGCCCAGCCGCCGCGGTCGGCAAGCATCGGCCTGATGACCGTAGGAAAGACGGTCGGGTTCACGTCGCCGTACTCGTCGACCGCGAAGCCGTCGAAATACCCGCCTCGGCGGGCTTCGAAATTGTCGAGGCCGTAGATGCGAACGAAGCTGCCGTTGGACTTAAAGTCGATGCGCAGGTCTGTTTCGTTTGCCGCGGCGCCAGGGACTTGTAGACCGTAGCGCTTGAGATACCCCCAAGCGGCTTCTTTGCCCTGGTCACGAAACGGATACCCGAGACCGAAACGCGGGTCGGGCTTATCGCAGCGCAGGGCGGAATCAATGAGGTCGTTGACCACAGCAACCGTTTTCCCGGCCCGGCGATGGCAGCACATGGCGTAAAATCGCTGGCGTCTGGTGTGGAAAGGTTTGAACTGGGGTCGATGGACATATCCTGTCTCAATCTGCGGCATCGCGGGGAACTCCCGTGATGATCAGCACCGGACCGCCACCTTCGCCGGAAATCTGTGTTGGCAGGATTTTTCCTAAAAGCGAGGCGAATGCGACAGGCTGCTCTTGCGCCAACTTTCGGATGTAAAGCACACCTCCCTCTGCGTCGAGCGACTCTAAAATCTGTTCTTTCAACAGCTTAGTCGCTTTGTTGGGCACACCTTTCTGGCGTCCCTTTCCAGCATTTGTCAGATTCGCAATGTTTCCGGTTCCGGCCACTAATGAACTTCCAGTTTGCAGAATTATTTTAACGAACCGGCGGGCGCTCGCGAAAGTTTGTGCGGGTGCATAGGAGCGGAGGTGGCGATGGGGTGTTTGGATTTGTGGACACCGGCCCCAGAGCCCGAAGCGACGCTCATTTTACTGGATTTTTCACCAGAAGCCTTCATCGAGGGCGACTTCGAAATTCCGGCTTTTCCGCCGGTTCCTTTGCCGCCGCCGCCCATTTTCGACATTTTTTTCATCGGTTTCGAAGCTCCGCGAGGGTTGTGTCCGCGAGATGTGCAGAAATTTACGCGTTTCGCAAGTGTTTTCGTGCGGTTGTGAATTGCGGGTAACGGGTTAGGCGACCCGCCAGATGCGATATGTGCCGTCAGTTTTCGAGAGCGCCCTCTAGCTGGTACACCACCCAAAAAGTGGTAACACTGTGGTACCAGCATGTGTACCGCTACATTCTGGAAAAAAACCTAATAATAATAATAACTTATTATAAAAATATATATATATGGTACACATGGTACACGCATACACAACACGCGCGCGTTTCCCCCATACCTTGTATAGGGCTTTCAACACGGATTTTGTGGTACCGGTGTCCCATTTTGAAAAGACGCTGATATGGCGTCGATTTTGCGGTACATTTTGATGGTACACATAGTTTGGGAAGTGTCCCGGTGTACCAAGGGAAAGCCGCAGAAACCCTAGGTTTTTTATGGTACACGTTTTGCGCACCGTCAAGCGGTATCGTTAAGGCGGGTCGATTACGCCCATGGCAATCCACACTGCGCGGGATTGATGACCCAGCCCAAACCGCTGCATTATATCACGCCCGCCGACGCTGCCGGGAATGCGGGCGAGAGACCTGGACCACGCCGAATGCCAATCTGTGCCTCGCAGCATGGCTTTGAGCGACGGGTGGTTGTTGCTGACATACACCCCATGCCGGTTTTCGCGCGGCGCATACTTGATCCCAGCCTCGCGTAGAGCCCTGTCCGCCACTTCCGGTGTTGGGAGACCTTCGGCTTGTTCAAGCGCCTGAACGGCCTCGAGAAGCCGCGAAACGGGCATTTCGGATGCGCCGATGCGTAGCTTGGAGGCCATTAGGAAGCGCAGCAGGCGGAATTCGTCCTTTTCGTCGGTGTCGGGGGCTTGGTCCGCCCATTCCTCGCGCCGCACATAGGCCAGGGCGTCTGGGGCGGATATTAGGCCGGTGGAGTGCAGGCTGTACGCGCCGGCCAGTAGGGCACCGAGCTGATCGCCCAAGCGGCGATTGCCGAGATGGGAGGCGATAGCGGTCGCAAAGGTCTCGGCGTTGGCGCGAATGACGGGGATTAGGCTGACCGAGCGGCTGATAAGCGCGCTGGCAAAATCCGGGGTGATCCGCTCGCGCACCGTGGCGTCGAGGTCGTCGAAACCGATATCGCGCGCGTTCGACTGGTCCCGCAGGCTCAGGACGGTGATGCGGCTTTCGTCCGCGCGTTTGGAAAGGCTGACGTTGATTGACTGGAACAGGAACATTGACCTAATGCGGAAAGATTTTGCCGCGGACTGGCCGACCGTGCCTTTTAGGATATCGGGCGAATTTTCTGACGCAGACACCCGAACCAGATTGAGAATTGACTGTAACCGCTCGGCATCGCGCCCCGATTCGGCCTCGGCCTCGTCGAAAATGATCGGCCTGGCGTCCGATTGCAACTTTTGACGCAAACCAGGCTCTGTGGTGGTGGATGCGGCCGCAACCGCAATCTGGCCCAGCACGGCGGTGACGATCTTATCCATCACCCAGGATTTGCCCGCGCCGGAGCCGCCCGTAAGCCACACAGAGGGCCGCCAGCGCAAAGCGCCGCTGATGGGTGCGAGGGCGATCCAGCCAGCCAGGAGCGTGCCGTGAGCCGGGATTTCCCACCGCAAAAGGCGGCACACTTTGACCAGCCAATGGGCGTCAATCGTGGCGGCCGGGGGCATGATATCAGGCAAAAGCGAAACCGTCGCTTCGTAAATAAATCGGCTACCGGGGTATTGCAGGGACCGGCGCTCCCCGTTGACGATCAACGCATCCCCGACGTGCAAAATCGGCTGATCGCCCTCAAGCCACGCGCCCCGGCCGCGAATTCGCGCCGGATCGTACACGCCGGCCTCGCGGCATTGCGCCATAAGCCAGCCCGAAAGCTGCGCCCAAGAAAACCCTTGTTTCGACATAAACGCGTCGAAATTTTCCCAGTATTTCGGCCCGCTCGCCATGCCTTCCAGATTTGCGCGCGTGTGCTGCGCCGGGTTAAGTGCGACGACTTGATTTAATGACGCCGAGTAATAAAAAAACACTGGCCCGCGATCATAACCAAGCGGCTTGACGCCATCAATCGGGAACGGCTCTGGAACGCCGTGATCTAAATCCCACTCGTCAATTTCGCGATGCTGGTCATCCATTTTTTAATTTACGCCATTCATGGCGAAGGATTTCAGTGACGTCGGCCTCGCTGATCGTGCCGAATTTGTTTATTGAGTGCGCGGCGGCGCGGATTTTTTCAGGGTTGATGCCAGCCACGATCATCGGACCGCACTTTTCACGGATTTCCGCCGTAATCCTAATATTTTCGTCCGCGCGCCTTGTGATAGCTTTGTGAAACGAATCAATCGCATAATCGTAATCGTGCGGTGGAAAATCAGCCGCGAATTGCGTCACCGCGCCCTCAGCATCTTCGTAGGAAATTTCGTTTTTCGTGAGTGATCCGACAATACGAGGAATGACGCCGGCCAAATGCAGCCGAAAATCTTCCGGTCTTGCCGCCGCGCCGGTTTTGCGCATCGCATTGCGGCCAGCGAGCGCAAACTCGACCAGCACTTCGGCGCGACGGTATTGTTCTTCCCATTCGGAAGCGGATTGAGTTAAGGCCATGGCAGTTTATCCAGTTCGGCTAATGCTTGTTCCGGTGAGCGCGCGATGATGTAAATGCCGCCAGATTTTTCAAAATTGCGTTGAAAAATGCGTTGTGTCTCGCCCTGTTTCCCCTTTTTTGCCTTGGTTTCAATACCTACGGGATATCCGCGCTCGACCCCCATAATATCCGGAATCCCTTTGATTGATGTTGAGCGAATATGCCGCTTTCCGTCAAGGCTAAAAAATAATCCGCTGTTTTGTCGCCAGTAAATCGCGTTCTCACGTTGCGACACGGCAACCAGCACCGGCAGCGTGACATCATAGGTCTCTGCCATGATACTGCTCCCTGATTTTCATCATATGTGCCACCCAACCCCGTTTGTATCCGCGAATTTTTGCAATCTCGCTCAATTTTTCGCGTGTGTCAGCCTTTGCAATCATTGCTTTCCACTCCGGTCCGGAGGCGCGGATTATATTGATGCCACCAGCCCATTCTGGCGAATCGGAAACGACACGCAGTTCGCCAGCGACCTCGGAAATCAACCTGTCGCCCGGCTCGCGTTCCTCGTTTGATTTTACATGCAATGCGCATTTCGGATCGTCGCGCTCGTCGCACTCGGCGCAGTCTTTCCAGTCTTTTTTGACCTCAAACACCTTAAAGCATAGATCACATTTTTTCGTGTCAAATTTTTCTTTCTTTTTGTCGCGCCCCTCAAGTGACCATGACCTAGTTCTATTAGGCATACCGTGACGCGAGTAATTGCCGACGTGATCCAGAATAACCGCGCTACTGCCGTCTGGCTTGAGACGAAGGCATCGCCCGATTTGCTGCAAATACATCGCCAAAGATTTCGTCGGGCGCAGCAGTATCGCGCCGTTGACCGATGGTGCGTCGAACCCCTCTGATATCAACTCACACGATGTCAAAACTTTTATGCGGCCCGTGGCCAGCGCGGCGCAGATTTCCATGCGCTGTTGCGGCAGCATTTTTCCGTCGATTGAAGCAGCCGGAATGCCAACATCACGAAATTGCTGCGCGACGTGTTCGGCGTGCGCGACCGTGACGCAAAACGCAATCGCAGTCTTTCCGTCGAGATATTTTTGATAATGCGAAATAGCCGAACCGATGATCTGCGGCTTGTCCATAATATCCGCTACCGACTCGGATACGTAATCGCCGGCGCGCGATTTCACGCCGTCGAATGTTGCAAGTTCGGGCGCGAGGTAAACGAAATTTGCCAAAAAGCCACGGTCTATTAATTCGTGGCTTTGCGGGCCTTGAACCATCACATCGAACGAAGCGTTCAATCCGCGCCCGTCAAGCCGCTCAGGCGTGGCTGTGACGCCCAAAACATACGCACCCGGCCACGCGGCGAGAACTGTAGCATACTGCCCCTGCGCAGCGGCATGGTGCGCTTCATCGACGATTAGCATGTCCGGGGCTGGTAGCGTGTCCAGCCGGCGTGCGACCGTCTGGATCATGCCAATCTGACAGTTATCGGTCGTCGGCGTGCGGCCAGGTGCTATCCACCCATGCGGCAAATTGTGCTGCGCGATCGCCGCCGATATTTGGCGCAAGATTTCCTGCCGATGCGCGAGGATATAAACGCGCTTGCCTTTGATCGCGGCTCCGTTCGTTACGAAACTGAAGATCACCGTCTTGCCACCGCCTGTAGGCAGTTGAAACAGCACACGCCGCGACTTTGCCATCGCCGCCCGAATATCCGTCACCGCTTTTTGCTGGTAGTCGCGAAGGTGGATCACTTACAGCTCGCTCACAGCCTATCCCTCTCCGACGCCGCGCGGCACACCGCCTCAGCCCAAAACGCGACCGGCGCGCTGCTATGAACCGGGATGCGCGGCATACCGTACGATGCCAGAATATCCGTGACATTGCCAATTAATCCATAGCCGATGAAACCGTTCGGCACGATTGTCGCGGGCCGGATGGCGCAGGCGGTGAATTCGGCTTGCTGCCCGCCGAGGAAGGTTAGGATGGTCATGTGACTTGATCCGGCGCAAAACCGCTATCTCCTAACACACAATCCCAGCCGCAAATCCGATCCGCCAGCTTATCCAACTCCCGGCACGTCAACGGAGCGTTACGATCCACTGCAAGCCGCAGCATCGTGATGACCGCAGCCATGTCTTCTTCTAGGCTGATCGCGCTAGGGAATCGTAAACGTCCGATTTTAATTCGCTGGTATTCATTTGACAAACCTCCCATTCTTTCCGTTTCCAGGGTGCGCTACCTGGCGGGATTTATCGGAGCAGCAAAACCAGAACGGTCAGCGGCACCACGATCACGCAAAAAGCCTCAATCATCGTGAGAAAATCAAACATCTTTCAGCACCAATTCGCGCGCCTCGGCGGAAGAATATCCCTTGCGGCGAAACAGCCTAAAATCGGCGCGTTGGGCTTCGGTAAAGCCTTTGAGAAAAGGATGTCTTCCTTCCGCCATCTTCGCCCTGCTCTCCGGGGTGTGGGTTTTGCCGCGCTTAGCCGCCGCCATCTTCGCCCTGCTCTCCGGGGTGTGGGTTTTGCCGCGATTGGCCGCCGCCAACTTCGCCCGGGTCTCTGGGGTGCGATTGCGCGCCGCCGCCGCCATCTTCGCCCGGGTCTCTGGGGTGCGGGTTTTGCCGCGATTGGCCGCCGCCATCTTCGCCCTGGTCTCTGGGGTGAGATTGCGCGCCGCCGCCGCCAACTTCGCCCTGGTCTCTGGGGTGCGATTGCGCGCCGCCGCCGCCATCTTCGCCCGGGTCTCCGGGCTGTGGGTTTTGCCGCGATTGGCCGCCGCCATCTTCGCCCGGGTCTCTGGGGTGCGATTGCGCGCCGCCGCCGCCAACTTCGCCCGGGTCTCTGGGGTGCGATTGCGCGCCGCCGCCGCCATCTTCGCCCTGGTCTCCGGGCTGTGGGTTTTGCCACGCTTCACGACAACCTCGCCAAAAACCAGCCCGACAGTGCAACCAAAAACACCGGAACGAATACCAGCCCGATGCAAAGCGCGATAAACTCGTCGGTCATTTCCGATTTTCCAAATTGCCAGGGCATCCTTCGCAGCCGTCGTCGCGGTACGACGCCCAGCCGCACGGACACGAAGACCGGTCATTTTTAGTGTGCGCGCCCCGGAAAAACATGAAGCAAACGGCGACCATGAGAGCGGCGATGATTACGGCGAGGGTCATTCTGTATAACTCCTAGCGCGAGGCGGCCAATAATCGGGACGCAGCTTGGACAGCGGCCACCCAAACGCGCGGTTGAACGCTAAAGCCTGATCGGCCGAAATTTTTTGCCGGTTCAGGTAAATTCGGCATACAGCAGCCTTGGAAATGCCCGTTTTCAGGGAAATTTCTGTCTGTGACATGCCGGATTTGTCAATGAGGTCTCGTATCATAGCGCCATGATTGGCACGCCCCGAAATTCCGGTCAAGGAATTATTTTTCCAAAAATGGTTTGACATGGTTTTCCGTCTGTGGAATAAATGGGGCATGAACACGGAGCATCCTATGACTTACCGCCTTACTTGGTCCGCGGGCCAGCGAGACTTTACCGATTTTTCGGAAGCGCACGCGGCGTTTATTGCGCTGATTGACGGCGCACACCCTGAGGCGGAATTGGTGCTGGTTGATGGTTAAGCCGCTCGCCATCGACCTTTTTTGCGGTCTTGGGGGCTGGACGGCTGGCCTGCTTGCCACCGGCTGGCACGTATGCGGCGTGGATATAGAGCGCCACGTCTACGGCGGGCAGAAATATCCCGGATCGCTCTGGTTGCAGGACGTTCTTACTCTGCACGGCTCGCAGTTTGCCAAAGCCGGGTTGATCGTCGCATCTCCGCCCTGCCAGCGTTATTCGTATATGGCAATGCCTTGGACGCGGGCGAAGGCGCAAGCTGCGGCAATCCGTGCCGACGAAACCGGCGAGGCGCTAGAGGATTTGAACCGACTGTTTAACGCCTGTTTTCGCATCCAGCGCGAGGCGTGCGAGGCTGCGGGCCGGCACATTCCGATGGTTGTCGAAAATGTGCGCGGCGCGATTCCGTGGGTCGGAAGGTCTCGCTGGAATTTCGGGTCATTTCATTTTTGGGGGGATACGCCTGCGCTGATGCCGCCTGCATTGAAGGCCGCGAAAGTACCAAGCTTCCGCTTCAATGGCAGCGGTAAGAGTTTTCAGACCGCGAGTGTTCAAGAATGTCATAAAACCGCAGGCATGAATTGGAGCAATCGAGAATTGCGCGGGCAGGATTTTACGCGGATTGCGGGGATGCAATCGGGCATCAAGGGCGGTGGAGGCACGTGGTTTGGTGACTACGCCGCCATGAAGGAAATCAAGCAAGATGGCCTGAAACAAGGCGGTGATTGGTTTAGCGATCCAAATGCGGCGTCCCGAACATCATCCTCTAAGTCACCAACACGCAAAGCCGCCTCCGCCATGATCGCAAAAATTCCACTCACCATATCAACCCACATTGGCAGGACGTATCACCCATGACCGACACACCCACCCCAACCGTTAAAATTGTCTCTCGCTGGGACGCGAGCAGCGTTCTGTACGAAGCCACGCCGCCCGCCGATCTGGCCGACGCAAACCAAGCCGTGTTGCTTGGCTGGGCGGTGAGAAAGGCTTTGAAGTCCGATATTAACCTGCGCGGCGCGGACCTGCGCGGCGCGGACCTGCGCGACGCGGACCTGCGCGACGCGGACCTGCGCGACGCGGACCTGAGCGGCGCGGACCTGCGCGACGCGGACCTGAGCGGCGCG